AGCCGTTTCTGCTCAGCGCCTGCACGAACATCCTGGCGGTGACCAAGGGCGCCATCTACATCTGCATGTCGTCGTCCGAGCTGCACACGCTCTACCGCGCGTTCACCGAGGCGGGCGGCCACTGGTCCACATTCATCATCTGGGCGAAGAACACATTTACCATGGGCCGATCCGACTACCAGCGGCAGTACGAGCCGATCCTCTACGGCTGGAAGGAGGGCACGGACCACTACTGGTGCGGCGCCCGCGACCAGGGCGACGTGTGGTTCGTCAAGAAGCCCGTCGCCAACGACCTCCATCCGACAATGAAACCGGTCGAGTTGGTCGAACGTGCCATCCGCAATTCGAGCAAGAGCCGCGACACGGTGCTTGATCCCTTCGCTGGGTCAGGCTCAACACTGATTGCGTGTGAGAAGACCGGACGCCGAGCGAGGCTGATGGAGATCGATCCACCGTATTGTGATGTCGTGATTTCTCGCTGGGAATCTCATACCGGGAAGAAGGCGGTGCTCGAGTCGTCTGGGGAGCCCTTCGAAGTAGTCCGGGCGAATCGCAGTTCTGTGACTCAGTAACGCTCCGAACGTTCCCCGCTTCGCTTTTGACACCTATGCTCGCTCTAAGTCCGCAAGTTCTTGGGCTGGTCTGCGCCGGCCCGGTTACAAAGACGTGCAAGCGATGCCGGCGAGAATTGCCGATCGAGCAGTTCTATCGGGTCCGCTCGAACACTCTGTCGTCCCGCTGCCGTTCTTGCCACGGTGTGGAGGTGCGTCAGTGCGTCATATGCGGGGCAGACTTTGAAGGAAGAGCCAGTCGAAAACTCTGTTCGGATCGGTGCAGGAAAGCTTACCGGCCGCAAACCTTCTTGACTTGCCGTTATTGCGGGCGGACGTTTGGTCCGGTTGATCATCTTGCTCGTGTGTACTGCTCATATGCCTGCAAAGCCCTGGCGCAGGTCGTTGGCCGTCGGCCGCCCATGCAGTGCAACCGAAAGGCAAAGACTGCCCAGCGCATTGTTCGCTACCACGTCCAGACCGGCCGACTTCAGCGCCCTGAGCGCTGCTCGTGGTGTGGACGGCAGGGACGCATCGAAGCCGCGCACGAGAATTACGATCGGCCGCTTGAGGTTCATTGGCTCTGCACCTCGTGCCACCGTAAGTGGGATTGGGTCGATCCGAAGGGAGGCGTGACTGCATCGAGCGGACGAGACCTGGAACAGTCGCAGAATGGCGACGCTGAGTATCGAGCGTGAGATCGCCCGCTGCGAACGGGAGATGGCCGAAGCCGAGGCGCTGCTGCGCGCTGGCCATCCGGATGTCGCGGGCCTGTGCCTGGCGCTGCACGACTGGGCGCAGGAGCTTCGGATCTTGCAGCGGGAGCGGGAGCAATGGATGAGCGTCTCCTGACTTTGATTGCGCCTGGCATCGGCCTGGTCTCGGGTCTGATCGCCACCTACGTGAGCCTCCAGAACCGGGCGCTGCTGGCCGAGGTGCGGCGGGAGCTGGCCGAGGTCGAAAACCGCATCATTCTCCGGCTGAACGGGATCTACATCCGGCGCTCGGAGTGCGAGTTGCACAACGCGCTGATCGAGGAACGCATCGAAGCGATTGCCAGGCGGCAGAGAGAAGCCGCCGGAGGCGGTCCGGCGGCTCGGTAGGCGGGAGGGGGACAGTTCAGGGCAGGATTTCGCCGGCGGGCTCGTAGAGGCCGTCGCGGCGCGCCCAGGTGCGGTACAGGCAAGGGCAGAGCCCGGCGTCGCGGCCCTGTTCGAGCAGGCGCAGGCGGCGGGCGAAGTCCGAGCGAGCCAACTGCTCGGCCTCGGTCGGCGTGGAGGCCAAGGCCACCGGTTCGTAGCCGCCGTCCTCGTCCTCGGCGATCACCAGGAGCCAGTCGGGCAGGCCAGCGGGAGTGGTCATGTCAGTTCTCCTCGGTGATGCGGTAGGCGCGAGCCCCCTCGGCGGTCTTGAAGGATTCTACCGCGAGGCCCATCTTCTTGCCGAGCGCGCCGGACAGGAACCCGCGCACGCTGTGAGCCTGCCAGCCGGTGGCCGACTGGATGTCGGCGAGCGTGGCGCCTTCGGGGCGGCGCAGGAGTTCGAGGACGATGGCCTTCTTCGAGCCTCCGCGCGCGGGCTTCGCCGCCTCGCCCTCGGTGGCCTCCTTGGCCGCCCTGGCCTGCTTCGGCGCGGCAGGGGCCGTCTGTGGCGCCTGCTTCGGCGTCAGGGCCTGGACCGCCTTCCAGATCCGCGCGACGGCGGTCTTGCGGTCGGTGAACTTCTTCACCGGTTTGAGGTCGCCGAAGGGCGGCACGCCGGCGAAGCTGTTCCAGATCTCGACCAGGCGCTCGGCGGGCCAGGTGGCGGCGAGCTTCGCGAGTTCCTTCTCGCTCGCGAACCGCGCCTCGCCCTCGGGGATTGCTTCCCCGGCGAGGTAAGCGGTGACGGTGTTGTCGGTGTCGATGGCAAACGTCGTCATGGTGTTGTTCCTTTCTATCGGGTCATGCCGGCGAGCTGATCGTCGGCGGTGAGGTGCAAGTTCTTGAAGTAGCCGCTGGCGACTCGGACCCAGCCGTGCGGCGTTTGCAATTCGTGCCGGGCGGCAATGCGGCTGAGTTTCAGCCGGTGCGCGCCGTTGGGGAAGTCCTTCTTCAGATGGCCCCAGCGGTCGAGCTTCCAGCCGTTGCGCCTGGCCCAGGCAATCAGTTCGTCGCGCGTGATGGCCATGGCGTCAGTCCTCCTCCCGGCGCCGGTCGATCAGGCCCGAGGCATCTTCGACCGATTGCCGGATGTCGTTCCAGCAGTCGCGGCAGAACTGGGCCCTGTCGAGGAGCAGTCCCTCGCGGTTGGTGAGGACAAGCTCGCGGTGGATCGGCTTCGCCTCATCACAAAGCGAGCATTCGATGTAGGGTTGTGTGGTCATGGCGGGTCTCCTTGCGGGTCAGTACTCGAGGCCCTTGGCACGGACCGCGCTCGCATCGCCCAGGTCGGCAAGCACGCAGGCCAGCTGCTCGGTGATGCGGCCGAGGTCGCCCGCCCAGCCCCAATCGGCAGGCGCGGCGGCCTGCCGCTGCTTGTGCTCGGCCAGGCGCGTGGCGATGCGCTCGAGCAGGTCCTGGGCTTCGGCGTGCCGCTCGGCGTAGATCCGGGCGGCGTCTTTCGTGGTCGATTGTGCTTTGGTGTTCCTCATCGCGACTCCATTCATCGCTTCACTCGGCCGGTAGAAGCAAGCGGAATCTGCTGCCGGGGCGCGAAAAAGTTCCATGCCCTTGCTGAGCCTGCGGGCCTACGCCAAGCATCGCGGCGTGAGCCTGGCGGCCGTGCAAAAGGCGATCCATTCCGGGCGGATCACGCCCAACGCCGACGGCTTGATCGACAGCGATCGCGCCGATGCCGAATGGGCGGCGAAGACGCGGCCCGGTCAGCGCCGGGCGCGGCCGGCGCCGCCTGCGGTGCGGGAGCCGGCAGAAGCGGCTGGCCCCGGCGGACTCGATTACTTCCGCGCGCGGGCCATCCGCGAAAGCTACCTGGCGCGGCTGGCCAAGATCGAGTTTGAAGAGAAGACCGCGAAGCTGGTCAGCCGCGACGAGGTGCAGGTGGCGGCGTTCACGCGTGGCCGCGTGGTCCGCGACAACCTGCTGAACATCGCCGACCGCTTGGCGGCGACGCTCGCCGCCGAGAGCGACGTGGATCGGGTGCATCGCATTCTGAGCGATGAGATTCGGATGGCCCTGGATGCCCTTGCCGGCCCAAACAGCGACTGAGATCTACAACGCGGCGTTCAACGCCGGGCTCCGGCCGGATCCGGTGCTGACCGTGTCGGAGTGGGCCGACCGCTACCGGCGGCTGTCGGGCAAGTCGGCGGCCGAGCCGGGCCCATGGCGCACGGACCGCACCCCGTACCTGCGGGAGATCATGGACTCTCTGTCGCCGTCGTCGCCCGTCGAGCGCGTTGTGTTCATGAAGGGCTCACAGTTGGGGGGCAGTGAACTGGGAAACAACTGGGTGGGCTACGTGATCCACAAGTCGCCCGGGCCGATGATGGTGGTGCAGCCCACGGTCGAGCTCGCCAAGCGCAACTCGAAGCAGCGCATCGATCCGCTGATCGAGGAAAGCGACGTGCTGCGGGAACTCGTGAAGAGCCCGCGCTCGCGCGACTCGGGCAACACGGTTCTGTCGAAGGAGTTCCCCGGCGGCGTGCTGGTAATGACCGGAGCGAACAGCGCCGTGGGGCTGCGCTCGATGGCCGTGCGGTATCTGTTCCTGGATGAGATCGATGCTTATCCGGGCGACGTCGATGGCGAGGGCGATCCCATCAACCTGGCCTTCGCGCGCACGCGCACCTTCTCGCGCCGCAAGGTGTTCATGGTGTCGACGCCGCTCGTTGCGGGTTGGAGCCGGATCGAGGCCGCGTATGCCGAGAGCGACCAGCGGCGCTACTGGGTGCCGTGCCCGCATTGCGGCCAGTTTCAGGTGCTGAAGTTCGAGCGGCTGCGCTGGCCCAAGGGCGAGCCGCAGAAAGCCGCCTACCACTGCATCGCCTGCGAGCAGCCCATCTTCAACCACCAGAAGAACACGATGCTCGCGCGCGGCGAGTGGCGGCCCGAGGCGCAAGGCGACGGGCGCACGCGCGGCTATCACCTGTCGAGCCTCTACAGCCCGGTGGGCTGGTACTCGTGGGAGCGCGCCGCCGAGGACTGGGAGAAGGCGCAGAAAGATGTCGAGCGGCTGAAGTCGTTCGTCAACCTGGTGCTCGGCGAGTCGTGGCAGGAGCGCGGCGACGCGCCCGACTGGCAACCGCTTTACGACCGGCGCGAGGATTACCCGATCGGTACTGTCCCGCGCGGCGGCCTGTTCCTCACCGCCGGCGCGGACGTCCAACGGGACCGCATTGAAGTTGAAGTGGTGGCCTGGGGCCGTGGCAAGGAATCCTGGTCGGTCGATTACCGCGTGCTGATGGGCGACACGGCGCAGGCCGATGTCTGGCGGCAGCTCGATACGCTGCTCGATGAGGAATTCCCGCACTCGAGCGGCTTGCGGCTGCCGATCCGAGTGCTGTGCGTCGATTCGGGCTTCAACCCGCGCATCACGTATGACTGGGTCCGGCAGCATCCGCAAGCCTCCTGGGGCCCCGCCGGCGCGCGGG